TTAAGCTCACTCAAGGTCAGTTCGATGCTCTTGTTAGCTTTAGCTTTAACCTTGGCTTGGGAACACTACAGCGAAGCACGCTCCGTCAGAAGGTTATTCGGGGCGATATGGAAGGGGCTGCGGAAGAGTTCTTGAAATATACGCTCGCTGGCGGTAAAGTACTAAAAGGACTAGTAACCCGCAGGAACGATGAACGAGCCTTATTCTTAAGTTAATATGAGCGCCTTACGTTTAGCCCACCATGCTTTTACACCAGCAGAGCGTTTTTTGTTAATTTCAGGATCTGTATTTAATATAATGTGCGCATTTCTCATTGGATGGCTTGGATCCAAAAGAGCTTTTCTACGTTTTTCTTTTTCAGCGTCTGAATGTATTGGGCGACCAATTTTTCTTTGTCTTTGCTTTTCTCTAAATTCTGGGTCAGCCCATTTAGCACGTATTTTTGCTCGGACTTCTGGACGTTTTGCTGGATTGTTATCACCCGTAAATTTAATTTTTACATCTGGATCCTGCATACGTTTTTTGTGCTTCTCTCTTACTTCGGGTCTAAGAGATGGATTATTTTCCTTCATACGTTTGCTAGTTGCCAAACGACCAGCTTCGCTCATTCCACCGCCACCATCACCGCCGACTTTTAAATTTGTTAGAGTGCCATTATTAAGCTGTATTCGTCCGTATTTTTCAATTAAACTACGTTCTAATACTTGGGCTTCTTCTAAGGTGTCTACAACATGAAGTTCTGTAATTACATTTTTTCTTCCAAACTCTTCAAGTTTTTGCTTGCAAAGCCATCCTCTGCCGCCAGCATTAAGAGGGTTTGTTCTTCCGATGGTTTTAGTCATACCAACATAAAAAGGGGTGTCGTTGTGTTTCCAAACATATACAAACATAATATGCTCCTTATTAATAGTTCAACAGGAGTATAGCACAAATGCTCCAAAAATTACAATTCAAACCAGGCGTCAATCGGGATCAGACTAACTACACCAACGAGGGTGGTTTTTACGAGTGCGACAAAATCCGTTTTCGTTCAGGCTATCCGCAAAAACTAGGCGGCTGGCTACGCTATGGAACGTTTGTTGTAGCGGGTATCTGTCGGCAAGTCTTTAACTGGATTACCACGGCTTCTGATAACTACTTAGCTTTAGGGACGTCTAAAAAACTCTATATTGAAGCGGGTCAGATTCTTAATGACATAACGCCCATACGGGCAACATTTACTTCTCCAACAACCAATAATTGTTTTACGACTGTTAATGGTTCTAAAACTGTGACTGTAACAATTACGTCTCACGGAGCATTAGACGGTGATTTTGTCACCTTTTCAGGTGCAGTAGCAGTTGGAGGAATTACAGCAGCAAACCTTAATACTGAGTTTATTGTTGATCAAATTACGGCTAATTCTTTTACGATTACCGTTGCAACGGCGGCTACATCTTCTGCTTCAGGCGGTGGCACTGCAATTACAGCTGCTTTTCAAATACCAGTAGGAAACGCTAATGCGTCAATAGGATATGGTTGGAGTGCAGGATCTTGGGGTACAGGATCATGGGGGACTGGATCTGCTACGCCAGTTGTAAATCCTCAAAGAGATTGGTTTTTACAAAATTTTGATGATGATTTAGTTGCCAATATTCGTAACGGAGCCATTTATTATTGGAAATATTCAGGTGGTTTATCAACTAGAGCTACTTTACTTTCTGCCACAACTATAGACGGAGTCGCTCCTGCGGATGTACCAACACAAGCAATGCAAATTTTAGTTTCTCAGAACGATAAACATTTGCTTTGTTTTGGTGCTACCCCATATGGAGGGGGTTCATTTGATCCTTTATTAATTCGTTGGGCAACCCAAGATCAGCCTAATGTTTGGACTCCGCTAGTCACTAATTCAGCAGGTTTTTTGCGGGTTTCTCGTGGCTCTGCCATAGTCTGTGCTATAGCAACTCGTCAAGAAATTCTTGTTTATACAGAGGGAACATTAAATTCTTTGCAGTTTGTAGGCACAACGGACGTTTTTAGCCTTCAAGAGCTTGCTGATAACATATCTATTCTTAGCCCACGGGCGGTTGTTACTGTTAATAACACGGCTTACTGGATGGGGCATGATAAGTTCTATGCCTATTCTGGACGGGTAGAGACTCTGCCTTGCACCCTCAGAAATCACGTTTTTACTAACCTTAACTACGATCAAGCCGACCAGATTATTTCAGGAACTAATGAAGGTTGGAATGAGATTTGGTGGTTCTATCCCACAGCAGATAGTCAAGTTAATAACGCTTACATCATCTACAACCACCTCGAAAAGATTTGGTACTACGGCACAATAGACCGCACTGCGTGGTCAGATTCATCACTAAGGGAATACCCTCAAGCCCTGACAGGAACATATGTGACAGGGTCTATTTCGTCAACGACTTTAACTGTTACAGCAGTCTCCGCAGGGCTTTTGCAAGTTGGTAGCGTTATTAGCGGTACAGGCATAGCTATAGGAACTACGATTACTGCCCTAGGTACGGGCACAGGCGGAATTGGGACGTATACCGTCAATATCTCTCAATTAGTCGTATCAACCTCCATTACATCCGACAGCATTATCTATAACCATGAACAGGGTTTAAATGACAATACAACAGCAATGACGTCTTACATTGCTTCTTCAGACTTTGATTTGGTAGACGGGGATCAGTTTATTTTGACTAAACGAATTATTCCTGATTTAAGTTTTACAGGTTCAACTGCTAATACCCCAACCGTCACAATGTACATCAAGCCTAGGAACTTCCCTGGCAACGCTTACAGCAATACAGAATCAGGAAATGTCATTGAAACCTCGGTAGACGTGTATACCGAACAGATCTTTATGCGGGCTAGGGCTAGACAGATGGCTATACAAATCCAATCCACAGACTTAAATGTTCAGTGGCAGTTAGGTAGTCCTCGCTTGGACGGCAGACCAGATGGAAGACGCTAATGCCAAAATATAACGTCCGTGCGCCAGCACTACCGCTACCAACCCCAGAGTATCTACAGGCTCAACAGGATCAGTTTCAGAACGCCTTACGGCTGTACTTTAATCGTTTAGATGGCTTTTTAACAGAGTTATCTGGAGGGACAGGTGGAGCTTTACTAAGTTTTCCTTATGGGTCTTTTTACCAAAATGGGTCAACTGCGCTAACGGCTAATATAAGCAACGTATCTACAACGCCAATTCAAGTAACTTCTACGGCGGACTTTCAAAGTGCTGGGCTTATTTTGATTGCGAATGAACTAATCCAATACACAGGCAAAACGGCTACGACCTTTACAGGAATTACTCGTGGGGTTAAAGGCACAACTAACGTAGCTCATACAGCGGGGGTAGCAGTAACAGAGGCGGCAGAGGTAACGGCTGGTTCTTCAGCATCTATGGTTATTGATACGGTAATCGCCTCAAATGGGGTAACTTGCACCGTACCAGACTCTAAGGTTTACTTTACCAATGCTGGGTTTTATAACATTCAATTTGGCGTACAGCTTTTGAATTTTACGACCTCAGAAGATAACGTCACGATTTGGCTTAGAAAAAACGGGGTAGACGTGCCATATAGCGCTGGTTTACAGCAGGTTAACGCTAAACATGGAAGTACTCCTGGTAGCCAAATTACGGCTTGGAACTACGTGGATCAGTTTGCGGCTGGAGATTACTTTGAGTTTTATTGGACATCAGATACGGGCAATACGGTTTTAGCAACCTTTCCCGCAGGAACAACCCCAGTCCACCCCGTTTCTCCATCATTAATTCTAACCGTAACCTTTGTATCTGCGGTGTAATAATGATAAACTTTAACCCAAATAACTGCGTTTAAACAATGACCCCATCAGAAATCATCCTAAGAGACCAATACAGTCAAGCAGATGACCCTAAGAAGGTTTTAATGGGGATTAACCGCATTATTAAAGCTGGAAATGGGATACTATTACAGAAAAATAACTCATTACTTTTCTTAATCCGCTTAGGAGAGGGAGACGTAGAATTGCATTTATATACCGTAGATCCTCCCCAGTCCTTGGCGTCTGCTATTCAGTACTTTATTCAAAAGATTAAAGATTCTGACCTAAAGAAAGTCTATTTCATTAAACCCAAAAGCGGGGAACAGATTGTCAGAATGCTTAAAACCTATGGGGTAGACATTCAAAAGTCTGACCGCAAAGAATACGCTTATATGGCTAAAGTATGAGATACCACCTAGAATCCACTCTTCCTATTCACGCTTTCCAACCCTTGGGAGGAAGGCATAGCCCGTTTAAACAGGGAATGACTTTAGAAGGCGGTGGAGGTGGGGGTATTGTTAGTGCCATTACAGATCCTATATCGTCTGCTCTTGGAACAGACGGTGGAGGCGGTGGTATTTTAGGGGCTTTAGCAGATGTAGATAAAGCTGTTGGAGATACCGTACCTGGCGGTTGGGGAACAATTGCTGCGGTTGCTGTTCCTTATTTGGCTCCAGAACTTATTGCATTGCAGGCAGGAACAGCAGCAGTGCCTTTAACTGCTGGTCAAGCTGCCGCTGTAGCTGCTGGTACAAGTGCAGCTACTGGAGCTATTAGAGGCGATGATCCAGAAGATATTTTAAAAAATGCAGCTTTGGCTGGAGGCACATCTTACGGTTTAAACACTTTATTTGGTGATGCTGGATATATTCCTGATGAAGGAAGTCCATATATAGATGGCACTCCACCACCATCCTATAGACCTAACTATGTACCAGATGAAGGTAGCCCGTATATTGATGGCACTCCTCCACCTAATTATTCACCACCACCAAGCTACACACCTGATGAAGCAAGCCCATATATAGACGGCACACCCCCAGCAGACGTTATACCGCCTGATTTAAGTGTTTTTAACCCTTATATTGATTCACCAGATGGTCTTACGCAATTAGGCTATAGCCCAGATCAATTGGCAGCTATTACATCATCTTCAACGCCTTCCACGCTTTCTCAAGAAGAGCAGTATGAAAAGTTTTACAAAGAATTTTTAAATAACCCTCAAAATCCAAGACCAGGTTTTTTTCAAGATCCATTACAAAACATCACTAATAAAGCATCAGATACATATGATTACCTTAGAAACGCTCCAGAAAATGCGTATAAATATTTAAGAGATACCCCAATAAAAGAAATGGGGTCTGATCTTTATGACTTTGCAGGAAGAAATAAACTTGAATTAGGGCTGGGAGCATTGGCTTTATCTAGTATGGGTGGTCAACAGCCACAACCTCAAGGACAACCTACTGCGGCTGATTCAAGATATACAGGCGGTTATGGTTCTTCTGGTGGCGTTGCAAGCCCTTATTTGTTAAGGAATCGGGTAACGGCTTCTAATATTTATGATTATGAAAACCCATATGACCGGTATGCAACAGTTAATAGTCGATATGCCAAAGGCGGAGAAGTGAAACATTTTGCATTTGGTGGCATTTCTAATGCCATTACAAGATTTACCCAGCCTATTGAAAAAGCTATTGTTCAACCTATAGGACAAGCTCTTCCTTTCTTAAAAGATGTAGCACCATACGCTGGAATACTAGCCGCTCCGTTTATTGCCAACCCCGCTATGGCAGTTGGAGTGGGAGCTTTATCTTCAGGATTTGGGCGACCAGGCACAGGCTTTGACATGAAACGTGCCTTGATGGGTGGTATAGCCGCCTATGGTGCATCTACCCTTGGTGCTGGTTTAGAAGCTGCTGGTGCAACTCCAACCGTTGCCACTCCTACTCTTAATTTAGATGCTGATGTTATGGCTAGCACTAACGCTTTTAGTCCACAACCAACATCATTAGAAAATGCAATTTCTAAAACAGAATTTACTCCTAAATCTTTTTTTAGAGATACCGATGCTATGCAAAAGGGTGTTGGCAATTTATTAAGCTCTAATTCTGATGCTGCCACTAAAGCCTTTGCTACTCAAGCTGGCACGTTTAAATCAGGTATTCCTTTAGTGATGGGAACATCTGGAATGATGGCTATAGATGAAGCCAATAAGATGAGAGAAGAGGCAGAGCGTTCTGCTGGAGTAGGCAGACAAGAGCAAGCCGATATGTTAGCTAGAATTTCTAAGGGCAGGAAACGAGCTGAAGAAGCTGTAAGGGCAAACCCTTATATGTACGCTGAAGGTGGACCAGTGCCTGGAATTGCTTCACAGCTTGGTGGTTCTATGAGCAAATTTGAACCAGGCAATGGACCCCCACCAGGCATGACGTGGAGCGAAACTCAAGGCAAATTTATGCCATCGGATTCAGTTGTTGGTGCTATGCCAAGCGGCAATATGCCTTTGCCACAGCAACAGCCTTATATGCCCATTGTTGGCAATCAAGGTATGCGTTTAAACCAACGTGAATATGAAATGGCTAATCCAGATAAGCCAACAGACTTAGATTACAAGAGTGGATCTCCAACCTCAAACTTACCACCTGGCTTTATACCGCCAGACGGACCAGCGACTGCGGCACTTGAAGATTTTTATAACCCACAAACAAAACAAAGAGTAACTGTAGGAAGCGGTGGGTATACACCCGCTTCTGGTTTTTACAATGTAACGGGCTTACCTGTAAACAGATACCCAACTCCAACAGTAAGACCTCCAGATGCTGCTACTGGATATCGTCCTCCTCCTATACCGCAAAATCAATTTTTAATTGAAAGAATGCTTAATAATAGGAATATATATAGTCAACCACCATCAAGAATGCAACCAATACCTATGGGAGGACTTAGTTCACTAATGCAAAGGCAACGATTTATGCCTAGAAGAACGTTTGCAATGGGTGGTCAAGTAGACGATGAATTAGGTGGAGATTACTCTGCTATGGGTATGGATCAAGGTAATATGCAAAAAGGTTTATTTGGCATTGGCTATGCTGAATGCGGAACTCCTAGATTCTTATCAGGTGGTGGAGATGGCATGAGCGACTCTATCCCAGCTACAATAGGCGGAACTCAAGAAGCTAGACTAGCTGATGGTGAGTTTGTTATTCCAGCCGATGTAGTTAGTCACTTAGGCAATGGCTCTTCCAAAGCTGGTGCAAAACAGTTATATTCAATGATGGATAGGGTTAGAAAAGCTCGTACAGGCAATGAAAAGCAAGGTCGTCAAATTAAACCCACTAAATTGATGCCCGCTTAAAGGATAAATTATGGCTCAAACTACTACAGTCACAACAGGTCAACAATCAATTCCACAGGAGTTGATGCCGTATTTTACTGGTGTTGACCAAGCATACGGAATTTTACCTAAAGCTCAAGAGGTATTTGCAAGAGATTATGGTACTGCTTATGGTAATGCTTTAGCTCAACAGGGCTTAGAAGGCGCTGGACGTATTGCTGGGCTATCCCCATATGAACAAGAAGCAGGATACCAAATTTCTGAAATGTACCGTCCAGAACAGTTTCAAACTGGTTATGGATCGTACGCTCAAGGGCTAGGAGCGTTAGGGTCAATGTTAAGCCCTGAACAGACTCAAGCCTATATGTCGCCTTACGCTCAAAACGTCATTGACGTTAATAAAGCCGAAGCATTAAGAGATGCACAAAAAGGATTGATGGCTCAAAACTTAGGAGCTGCCCGTCAAGGAACCTATGGCGGAGCCAGACAGTTACTAGCTCAGACGGAAGCCGATAGAAACCTTCAGACTAAGTTAGGTCAAATACAGGCTATGGGTCTACAAAACGCTTTTGAAGCTGCTCAGAAGGCTCAATTAGGTTCTGCTGCTACTTATGGTCAATTAGGTCAAGGATTAGGTCAGCAAGGTGCATTACAGCAACAGACAGACTTAGCCCGTTCTACCGCTCTTGGAGCTTTTGGTGGCACACAGCGTGGTGTTGCACAGCAACAATTAGACGCTCAGTATCAAGATCAAATGAGAGCTTTGGGATTCCCAGAGCAACAGTTAGGCTCTTTTGCCAATATTCTTCGTGGTGTTCCATTAGGAGACACTGCTGGTACTCAAACCATGACAACTCCGCCTCCTAGCTTTGCTAGTCAATTAGCGGGTATTGGTTTGGGAGGTCTTTCATTATTTAATATGATGGGTAAATCATGAGCATTCTATCTGCCATCCGTCAACAGTCTAGTTCTATTGATGACCTAGCCAAATTGCCACAAGCCATGATTATGCAGATGGCCCAGAAGAAACAAATTGCTACTGAAATGGTAGCCCCTATCCTTGCCAGAAAAGCTGAGATGATTGACGCTGCTGCTAAATCCAAAGCAATGCAAGGTGGCGTTCCTAAGACGTCTATTATGGAACAGATCATGGCACAAAACGCTATGGCAGAACAACCACAACAAATGCCGCAACAAATGCCAGAAATGGAAAATATAGGCGTTGCTCAACTACCAGTGCCTGAAAGAATGTATGCGGGCGGTGGAATTGTTGCTTTCCAAAATAACTTAAATCAACCCGTGTCGGCAAATATGCCAACAACCGAGCTATCAGAAGAAGATAAACGGTACTTAGAAGAGAATCCTTATTTACAACGTAGTCGTGGAATTACAACTTTAGGCCGCCAGTTAGGTCAATCAGTAACGGATCCTAGAAACTATAATCCTATTAGTCTTTATCAACGATATATTGGAGATCCTTTTGCACGATTTGCTAGTGAAACTCCAGAAGAGCAAGCAAAACGTTTCCGCACTGCATCTCAAGCCCGTACAGGGGAGATACCTATGTTTGCGGGTACTGACCTGACAACCAAAGGCAAGATGGTTGCAGAAGGCAGAATGAAACCTAATGAAAGCGTTACTGACGTTATGCAAAAAGAACGCAGATTCGCTAACTTAACACCAACACAACTTGATGACATTGCTCGTGGACAAGGGGTTTTCCCAGAGGGTTCTCCCGTTTTGCCAGGGGGAGATTCTGGAGTGCGTGTTGCAAAAAGTGGAAACGTTTCCACTGCTAAGGTTGAGCCACAAGTTAAAACAGAACCGCCAAAAACAAAACAAGACGAAAAACCACCAGAAGAGCCACTGTATTCTAAGTATGAAAAGATGCTTATGGATGAGCGTGAAGCCGCCAAAGGGTCTAAAGAAGAAGCAAAATACGCTAGGCTTTTAGAGGCTAGTCTCAATATGTTAGGTGGTGAGTCTCCTTACGCCTTTGTTAATATTGGCAAAGGTGCTGCCCCTGCCCTTAAAGGGTATGGTGAAGACGTTAAAGCACTACGGGCTGAAGAACGTAGCCGTATTAAAGAACTTATGGGTATTGAAGGTCTACGTCAAGAAGCTAAGAAAGCAGCAGAAGAGCTTGCAATTCGTAAAGAATTGGCTGGATACACTGGACGTCAGGCAGCTGCGGCAGAAAAACAAGCAGGGAAACCATCGTCTATTGCAGAATTGGCAGAGCTTTATAGAACTAGTCCAGAAATTGCAAGACAAATTTCTGGTGTTGGTAAGACTGGCACTTTAACATTTGAAGAAGCATATAAATTAATTGCTAATGATCCTAAAAATTTAACATTAAATGAAACACAGAAAGCTCAAAAGGCAAGAGAACTTATGACATTAGGTCTTGGTGGTCAACTTCAATCAAGTTTACCGCCAGGTTTGCCGCCAGGATCAACGCAAATAGGCACATCACAAGGAAAGCCAGTTTATAAAACACCAGATGGTAAACTAGTTACTGCTTCTTAAAGGACGGTTATGCCTATTAAAGAGTTTACTGGTGAACTAGATAAACCATTAGAACTAAAACCGTTTACTGGTGCTTTAGATAACCCAGAAGACCAAGCAAAAATTGCCCGTGGAATTGTAGGCGGTGCTAAAGATATTGGCGCTAGTTTTGTATCTGGCGTTGGCAATCTTATGCAGTTGCCAGGTCAAATCTCTGAGTTAGTAGGCTTTACCAGAACAGGCGATCTTCCAGAACAGCAGAAGACTGGTCTTCAGGCTTTGGGTGCAGACATCCAAAAGTTTGGTGAAGAGGCCAAATCCCCCACATTAATTGCCAAAGAACGGCTACGGGCTAGAGAGATTGAGAAAGCCGAAGGGTTCTTTCAAGAAGCTGTCGCATCGCTTAGAACGACTGTTACTGTTCCAGCCCTGCTGACATCATTCTTTGCCGAGCAAATACCCAATCTTATTGGTACATATGGGTTTGGTATTTTAGGTAAAGGCGGTGCTAAGTTGCTTATGAAAGAAGCGACTGAACAAGCCATGGCTAAAGTCGGCGTTGGTTCTGCCGTTGCTGGTGGCGCAGTCATGCAGGGTACAGACGTAGGCTATGACACCTATCAGACTATTTACAAACAGTTAAGAGAGCAAGGCGTTCCTGATGAGGAAGCCCAAGGAATTGCGTTATCTAAAGGTCGAGTAGCTGCTATTGAAGCCGCAGGACTTAGCTTGGCATCCGCTAGATTACCTGGCGGTACAGCTATTGAACGTGCATTAGTTGGCAAAGGAATGCCTGGGACAGCAGGATTCCTAAAGAGTACCATTGGAGAGATTGGATCAGAAGCCATCGAAGAAGGTGGTGGTGCATTTGCTAAACAAGTTGGTATTAAAGAAGTATTTCCAGAGACCGATTTATTAAAAGGTGTAGGTGCAGCGGCCGCATTAGGTGGTTTAGGTGGTGCGTTATTTGGTGGCCCAGCAGGAGTAGTCAATGCGTTACGAGCAAGACAAGAAGCTCCACCATCGCTAATACCACCAGAAGAGCCGCCAGCAGCTCCCCCCATAACTTCACCAGTGGAAACGCTTCCACCTGTGA